CCGCGGGCCCGGCGCAGGGAAGCCCGAAACATGCACCGTGGATAATACCCCTATCCGGCGGGGCCGCTTGACGAGAGGTCGTTTCGATAATAACCTCTCCCCTGTCGATGAGGAAGCATTTTCTCTTCTCCGCCTCACCGAATCCCCGGTAGCTCAACGGCAGAGCGGGTGGCTGTTAACCACTAGGTTGTAGGTTCGAATCCTACCCGGGGAGCCAGATTACAATCCGCCAACTCTGGCGGTTCTTAGTTAACGCAAGACCCCGTGGGTTGAACCCCTCGGGGTTTTGTCGATTTTCTCCCCATTTCTCAAGCAGTTACGCGCCTCCACACACCCTTGCCGATTCTCCGTTCCGCGGCAATCTCTCCGGGGCTCGCGCCGAACCCTCCAGGTTTGCGACCGAAACCCGCGTAAATCTCCTCCGGATTCTCCGATTCTCCGTTTCTTGTTCGCCGTCATTTAACTCCTCCGCAAGTGTAAAGCCCCAGGTAAAATGAGAAAGTTTTGCAGATAGAATGAGAAGCCCCTCGCGGTGGCGCGGGACTTGAATGCACTTAACCTGTCCGATTTCGTAATGGAATCCGGCAGGTTAGGAGACTGGCAGTAAAGAGCCTTATATGTCAGATGCGGTCAGCAGCCTCTTTTCGTTCCTCCCTTAAATCGAATTTTCTCATTCTTCATAAAAAACCCGAAATGAACAAATATTGTTCAGGTCATCAGCAGCGACGGCATCAAAAAGATGGTGTCGACCGACCAGGCAACAGCGACAGGCTGAACGTAATGCGGCGAACCCGGCTTTGTCTCCGTCAACCCGTCGTTCGGGAGATATGGCGCTAAATATAAAAGCGTCCCCGGAGCAGACCAGTTCCACTGGGGATTTGTGAAAAATCCTATTCTTTGAACCAGAACAGGGTCGCCTTGCGCCTCCCCGGGTATCACGCAACAACCTATCGCGGGAAACAAAGCGTCGTAGGTGGCCGAAGCGGGAACGATTTCATTATAGTTTGCGCTGGTGCTGCCATTAAAACAAACAACCGCGCCATAACTCAGTTCTTGCTCGCCTCGAAGTCCGGTTAAGTAAGTATGCAGATGCCGGTCGGCCAGGGCCAGGTTGGCGTCGAATTTCGCGGCCCAGCCTTCCGTGCCGATCGAGACTTCCTCGAATCCATATTTATCGGTATAATCAGCCACGAATCACCTCACAGGGCAATCAGGGTTACATTGAGGAATATGGTGTCCGCCGCGCTGGCCACGCCCAGCGGCTGCGCCCTCGATGCAGGCTTGGTGGAGGTCAACCCGCCGGCGACCGAATCGGACACGTATATCGAAGCTCCCGCCGACCAGCTCCACCCTGAATCTGTAATCGGGCCCACGCGCTGCACCAGGATGTCGTCGTCGGCCGCCGCGGCGGCGATAACCAGCCCCAGGGCGGGCATGGTCGAGTCGGCGTTGGCCTTCGCCTTGTAGAACTTGCCGTCTGAGGCCAAATAAACCGCCTGGCGGGCCGTCAACGCCTCCCCGGCGGTGCCGGGTATGTAGGTGTGCAGAAACTCGTCCAGGGCCTGGAAGTTGGCCGTTATTAGGCTGTTCCACCCCGCGACGCCATAGGATAGTTCCTCGAATTCGTACTTGTCAGTAAAACCCATCAGCTTCTCCTTTTAGACGTCGAATAGCCAGGAATTCAGGAGTCGATTCGTTAAGGGGAGCCAGAGCCCCGATGATTGATACAGTTTAACAACATACCGCAGCCGCAGTTCGACCCTGTCCGTGCCCGGCCACCCCCCGGGCCAATTATCCACCAGCCATTGTTCGTCGGCGGCGAACATCGATTGCGTATACTCGAAAGCCAGCGCCCCCGGAGTGTAAGTAAAACTCGAAGTCAGCGGTATATACCAATGGTCTGAATCCCAATACAAGTGATTAACCTGGATTTCAAATTCCGGCGCCAGAGGCGGAGGTGCGTCGTCGGATACGGCCAATGGATTGCCGTATCCTGCTCCCCGCTTTTTATATCGTTGTCTCCACTCAACTATAATAGGAAACCCTACTGCCGGGCCGGGCGGGTCGTTGGAGTCCGGCAAAAACCGCGATGTCGGCCTATAATTCACCGGCCAGAGCGGCATTTCCGACCTGTCCGTTACCGTATAGTCTATGGCGGCGGCGGCGCTCAGGTCGTCCATGATGGCGTCGGTATACGGAACCAGTTTAATCTTCAGGTTGACTCCCTCGTTAACCTCCAGCCGCTGGAGCAGGGTGGCGTCGAGCTGGTTCAGCCAAAAGAACCGGTCTCCGGCCGCGAACGATGCGCGCTCGGTGTCGAACAATCCCCGCTGCACGTTTTCCAGCTTGTACTGATTATCGCCCAGCGGCGTTACGGTCTGGAAGCTGACCAGCTCCTGGGTCGAGCCGTCGGCGCTGATGAGCGCGGCCAGGTTGCCCCATGCGAGCATTTCCGTGCGGGTGATGGTTTCGATGTCGTCGGCGTCGTGCGCTATTTCCACGCTGAACCCCACGGTATCATCCACCTGGCGCGTCGCGGCGCTGTAACCCGGGGACAGCAGGCTTCCCTGCACGGCGAACCTGTCCGAGGTTCCGGCCATGATGTAGCTGTTGCCGCCGTCAATCGAGAGGTAAAGGTTATATCCGGTTTCTATTCCCACTTCCCGACCGGCGAGCGGAATAATCACCCCGGGGCGCTCATCGAGGATATAGGGCGGCTCGATAACCACCGGATCGCTGAACCGTTGAAGAATATCCTCCACGTCTTCCGCGAACCCTGCCCCCGGCGTCCAGTCCGCCGTTTGTCCCAGGTAGTACGGGTCTTCGGTAGCGCTTACGATAAGGGCTTCCGAATTCAGATTTTCCTCCTGGACTCTATTAACACGGTACACGGTGCCCTCGATGCCGAAGGGGTCGTAATATAATTTGAAGACGTCGCCCGGTTCGAGCCGGAAGTGCTTGCGGTTGAGTTTGAGCTTCAACTGAGCCAGCGGGTACGCCGCCGCCCGCAGGATGCGCTTGGCCGCCCATCCGGCGGTTTCCTTCGTGGTGAAAAGCGGCATCTTGACCGTCTTCTCGACCTCGCAGCCCTGGGCGCGCGCGTTTGCCATGTCTCTAACCCCAACCATGCCGTCCACGAACTTGTCGCCTTCCCGTTTATTAAACGCCACCTTCACGACATTTGAAGTTTCACTCAACTGTCGCCGACTTAAGTCCGGCTCCTCCAGCATGTCCGCTTCGCGCACTTCGTGTATATTCTCGTAGGCCACATCATCCCTCAGGAGCCTCAGGGCCAGCTTCCCGGCCGCCCTCCATATAATCGCGGCATCTATATGAGAGAGGATGTTTTCCACATAATCGGATGCGGGACGCGGGCGGTTCATCAGCAGGCTGATTCCCAGCCCTTCGGCGTGCAGAGTTTCCGCTGCATCGGAAAAGGCGGTATCGTCAATCAGCCCCTCATCGAGTCCCGCGTCGACCAGGATGTGACGCAGGGCGTGCGCGGGGTTGTAATCGCCGTCGGTTCCTATCAGGTGGTTGGCGTTGAACGCGGCCTCCGGGGTCTTCTGCACCAGGAACTTCATGCCGGGCGCGCGGTTGCGGCGGCCCAGGTAGCAGTCGTTGAAAAAGGCCCAGCATAGATTCCTGTACGGCACGTTATCGGTGACCTTTTCCCCGATTATCGAGTTCGGGCTTTGAGTATTCGTGCCGAAGTAAAAAGTCATCGGCCCCATGCCGTCCAGTGTAATGGTGGCTTCGTCGCCGTAAGTGGCGCGGTCGAGATCGCCGGACCAGACCAGCTTATCGTCCATCCAGACTGCCAGCAGCTTATCCACCGGCCCGCGGCAGATGCCGAGCGCCCAGGTGAGGAAGTATTTATAGCCGACGGTCTGGGTGGAGCTGCCGCCTCCCCCGCCGCCGCCTTTGCCGCCTCCTCCGGAGCTGACTTCCTTCCGTATAGGCTTCGACCGGCGGCAGCAGTACCAGAGGAAGTTCCCTGCGATAAGGCTGGTTCCGAGCAGCTCCGGCACCGGTATGCCTTCGCTGGCGGTGGGTACGTCCAGAGGGTTCTTCTGCGGGCCGCCTTCTGCAGGTATCGCGGGAGCGTCGAGCCAGCCCTGCGCTTCGGCAAACGCCATGATGGGGCTGTAGAACACATAATCGAGCCAGTGCGGCATGCCCGCATTTTTAAATGTCGAGCCGCTGCTCATTCTTCCTCCATCACCCTGAACCCGTGGCTGCGGTGCTTATGCCAGATGCGCTCCGTCCAGGGGCTGGCGATAACGCCGATATTCATGACCGAGTGGTAAAGGCGGCCGTCGAAATAAAAGCCCGCATGGCTGGTGGCCTTGTAGAATTTAAATAAAATCAAATCGCCGTTCTGCGGCTCCTCGATGCCGACCTCGACCAGGTTGGGTATTTTCCGGAGTCCCTCCAGGAGCAGCTCCCGGTCGCGGTGGACGTGCCAGTCGGCGGCGTAGTGGGGAATCGCAAGATACCTCCGGTCGACCGCGCCGGTCTCCTCGAGCACTCGCACCACGAAATGTATACAGTCGGCCCCCGCGCCCTTCATGCCCGCCCAATGCCGCCAGGGAGTCCCCAGCCAGCTATCGAGTACGGTCTTGAGTGAAGCCTGTCTTTCCTCGCTGTCGAAGAATCCGGTCATCTTGCCTCCGTTTGCCGCCGGGGACGGCGGCGTTACTTCCTTATCCACGTGCACGGGTTATCGAGGGGGATGTACGGATGCCCCCCGAAGTTCAGTAGGTTGTCGAACTTATCCCGGCAGGTGGCGAGCTTGCCGTCGCAGCCGGGGTAAGCGTCAACGCTCATCCCCGTTTCCAGGCCGGGGATTTTAGCGTTCAGGGTGATGTAATTGCCGGAGTGCAGCACGGCAAGCCTTTTGTAGCTGCCGTATTCGATGCTGCCCAGCACCCAGTACCCGTCCGGTTGCGCGCCGAAGTCCGCGCTTTCCAGGGTCATTCCGTCGCCGCTTACCGTAACCGTGGTGGTAAGCTTGTAGCTCGCTTCGGCCAGGCCGCATTGTGCTCCGAACAGCGTCCAGTTGCATTCAGGTTGATACACGCGGCGGGGCACGATTTGTTGAAGCACGCGCTCAGCCCCGACGCACCTGGCGCGGGCGGCGGGGCCTTTCAGCGTTACCTCCTGCACTTCACCGATAAACAGGGTCAGGGTTTCATACGGGTTTTGGTCGCGGAAGAGTTTCAGGATTTCTATCCAGGCCCTGACCAGCGGCGTGCCCGCCAGATACGCGGCAACGGCCGGGTCAACTTTGGCGAAGGTGACATCGAGCTCGCTGCAATCGAGGTTGGAATTGTACTGCACCGTGCCGCGCTCGATGGTGGCGGGCTGCCATGTGTAGCCGTCGTACTCGACTGCGACGTCCCCGGAGGTATACCGCCATACATCGGAGCCGCGCCATATTTTATACAGCTCGGCCGGTTGGCGATAAGCGAATTCTTCCTTCGCTATATAGGCTTCGGACGCCGATTTCATACCAGCCCCTCCGCCTCCGAAAATACCGTTTTAAAAGCCACCTCTGTCTCGGCCACATCGGGAGTTGTATAATCTATCCGCAGTTCGTCCTGGTCAAACCGCACGGGATACAGGAAGGAAGTCACCAGGCGCGGCAGTTCCGCCTCCGAGCAGCTCTTTCCGACCGCCTCGTCCAGTGTAATGGTGGTCGAATTCGGCGCGTCCGAAACGCCCCTTATGACCGCCGAGGAGTCGGGCCACTCGATATATAAGTGCCGCCCGGCCGCCGGATTCGGCAGCCAAAAAGCCGGATATTCGCAATCCTCGATTATAAGTTGCGTGGCGCCGGCATCGAAGGCCGCGGCCACCTTGATGTCGGGCTGCCAGCTGGGCAGCCAGAAGGGATAACATCTGCCTTTGAGCATATCAAAGAAATCGAAGAAAATCGCTGTGTCCGCTCGGCTCAGGATGTAATTCGCCCGAAACCTGAATTGGGTTTCGTCCAGGCGGCTTTCCGAATAAGCCTTACCGATTCCTTTCAGCAAGTCATACGGGTGGTCATAAGCGTGAACGGGGTCGCCGATCCAGTTCGGTTTTACGGGGAGGACATATGCCCCCTTATATGTCGGCATGCCCATTACCCGATGGTCTCCTCGGCCTCTATATCCAACCCGCCGTAGGCGGGCACGTACAGGCTCATTTCCTGCGCCGGATTCAGGCGCGCCTCTATCATGGGATACACGTCCGTCCCGACCGGCCAGGTGTTGGCCAGATTATTCACCAGGGTAATATTCGGCGCACTGATGGAAGCTATCTCACCCGCCTCGTAAAGCCCGGGGTCTGCCGCATCGAGCAGTATTACCCGCTCCCCTTCGCCGAAGTGTCGGTAAGCGGCCGAGGCCACTGTAAGCACGTTCTGCCCGGCGTCCGCCTGCGCCGTCAAATACGTGCGGTCGGGCCACAGCGGCACGCCCCACACCTGGTGCAGGTATTTAAACAGATGGCGCTTTATCCAGCGCATTTCAGCGGCGTCGAGCACGTCCAGCCGGTAACGGATTTTCCGCCGGGCCTTTGTGTACAGCGCCGACCGCTGCTCGTCGCCGGTTTCGCCGCGTAAAATCGAGGTCCGCCAGACGTGCGACAGGCTGACCGGCTCAGCCCAGTTAGGGGGTATGGTCAGGTAAGCGTCGGCCATCCTGTTCTCCAGTCGAGGACACGTAACGAGTACATGTCCCCTGGAAATAAAATCTCATCGCAGTATCCTCCGCACCGCCTCGCGGCGGGATGATAAAATGTTTATAATGGCGTCCTGTCCGGCGGGCGTGGCCAGGTACCGGTCAAGCTCGCGCGGGTCGGTAACGTTGATGATGTTGATTTCCGCGCGGCCCGGACCGCCTGACACCGCGCCGCCGGAAGCGTAAGCCGGCGTCGGAGGAGGCGAAGGCACATTAACCGAGTAACCGGCCAGCAGGGCGCGCGGCACCTTACGTTGCCGCAGCGCTTCCATCACCTCCACGCCGTAGTAATCCACCACGTCCACCGGCTGCACGTATTCCCCGGCGGTCAGCCGCGCCAGGATGTTGTCCGCGCGCTTATGAGGCGACGAGCCGGGCACCAGGCCGCCCACATCGAAGCCCGGCTGCTGGGCCATTATCTGCGCCACGCTAATCATGCCCTGGGCGTATATAGCGCCGGCCGCGACAGGCCCGGCGATGGGGCCGAGCAGCGCCAGCGCCTCGGTGGCCGCAAGGTGCGCGTTGATGATGGCCTGCGCAATGGCGGCGGCCTTTTGCATATAGAAGAATTCCTTCGCGTGCTCGCCGGAGGCCTCGTACGCCTGGTCGAACAACTTGGAAAGCTGGCCCGCCACGGTGTTCATGTTCTGAAGCTCCTTGCGGCGGACGGCCCGCTTCTGGTCGGCCAGCAGCTCTTCCCGCTCCAGCTCCTGGAGGCGGTACGCTTCGTTTATTTCGGCTTTCGTGGCGTTCAGTTCTTCCAGGCGTGCGATTTCCTCGTTGTGCCGCCTGTCCATTTCCGCAAGCTCGCGCTGGTGCTGCGTGGTCAGCGCGCCCGCTTCCGTGCCGGCGCGGAATTTCAAGTCCTGCAACATGCGCTGCGTTTCCCGGCGCTTTTGATTTACTTCCTCTTCCGCCTCGCTCTGCTCACGGGTCAGCTCCAGCACGGCGCGCTTGTGCTCCTCTTCCAGCTTCACCAGCTCCGCCCGCAGCTCGACGGCCTTCGCGGCGTCTTCCTCCTTTTCGATTTGCCGCGTTACGGCCGCGCGCTCGGCCTCGTATTGCTGCTCCATGATTTCGCGGCGGCGCCCGAAATAATCCTCGACCGAAGCCTGTCCGCGCTCGTAGGCGTTTTCGAGCTGCGCCATTTCGGTTTTCAGGAGCGCGGCGGCTATGGCCGCTTCGGCCTTGTAGCGGGCCTCCAGGAGCTTCTTCTCTTCCTTCAGCGCTTCCAGCCGCTGTTTTTCCGCGTCCTTCTGCTGCCCGAGCCGCTTGCGCTCTTCTTCCGTCGAGGCCTCGGTGATGGCTTCTTCCTTCGCTCGTATTTCGGCGGCGGCCCGGTCTATCTCCCCGGCCAGCGCCGCCATTTTATCCGAATACGATTCCTGGGCGGCTATCTCCTGAAGGTTTTTCAGGGATTCCTTCTGAACTTTATTAAGTTTTTCATGAGCCGCCCACAGTTTATTGACCGCCCCCTCCATCTTTCCGGCCCACTCGTCGGCCCCGAGGAAATCCGCGACCTTCCGGGCCGCCTCCAACAGGCCCATGAGCAGCTTCAGGATGTAGCTATAAAAAGAGGCGAACGTGGCCTTCAGGCCGTTCCATATCATCTTCCAGCCGCGCCAGGCGTCCCCAATCTGGCCGACTGCGAATAATAAAATTTTAAACGCCTTAATCGCGCCGGCGCTGATCTTTCGTGCCCAAACGTCCAGCTGGCCGGATTCTTTCAGCTCTTCTATTTTTTCGAGCGCGATGGTAAGGCCCGCCTTGAGATAACTGAAAAGCCCGGCGTCCATGACGGACTTCTGGAACAGCGTGAACTGGTCCTGGGCGTTCGACCACATCCCCGTCCAGGTCTCGGAAAACTCCTCCATGCCGCCTTCGAACTGCCCCGTCCATATTTCGGAAAGCCCCTCGGTGATGGCGTCCTGGGTCTTTTCAACCTCCTTCTCCATCTGCTGCCCGTTCTGTTGCCAGGCGAAGATGACCTTGTCCCCCTCGGTGCGGGCCTTGATTCCGAACTCCTTGAGCCGCTCGAACTCCCCCGTGGCGGCGTCGGTGAAGGCTTCCACCGCCTGGCTCAAGGGCTTGCCCATCGCGGCGGCGGTGTCCCCCAGGGTTTTCATGTGCTTCTGCGCATCGAAACCGCGCGCGGATAACTGGACGAACCCTTCCGTCACCTGGTCCAACTCGAAGGGCGTTTTAGCGGTGAACTCGGTGATCCATCCCATAGCGCCCTTGGCTTCGGACGCAGTACCCAGGACGGTCTTGAGTGAAGTCTCGTACCGCTCGAATGCGGCGGCGGTGTCGAGCGCGCCCTTGGCCAGCGCTCCCGCGCCCACCACCGCCAGCAGTCCGACGAGTATTCCCTTCAGGCTGGTGGCGGTGGCGCTCAGGCGCTTAAACCTGCCCCTGAGCCGCTGCACGCCGCCGGCGAGCTTCTTGAACTGGCCGCTGGCCAGGTCGCGGGCACGGATGATGATTTGCAGTACTTTGTTATTCTCAGCCATCAGTAGTTCTTAATAAGCACTTCCGGGGCTTCCTTAACCCCTTTGTCATTAAGGCTGTAATTGGCCGTTATTTTCTGAATGCTCAGCCCCTTGTATAACTTCCGCACAACCGGATGGTCGTTATAGCTGAGCAGGAACCGGCCCTTTATTTTTTTTAAGTCTGCCGCCAGCTTCTTGTGGTCTTCCTCGGCAAACTCGTGCTCGTAGCAGCCCGGACAATCCACGTAAGGCGGGTCGAGATAAAAGAAGGTTTCCTTGCGGTCGTACCGGGCCAGAAGTTTGCGGTAATCGAAATTCTCCAGGAGAACCTTCTGCAGCCGCTCCCAGGTTCGTTCTATAAGCTCATCCAATTTGTCGAAGTTGATGCTCCGGTTTCTGCCCGGCCCCGCGCCCAGGGATACGCCCTTCGCGCCGAAGGAGTTCTTGTTCAGGTAGAAAAACCTCACGGCCCGGACGACTTCGGAGAGGTAGCAGGTA